TCCTAGCTCATAGTTGTAACTTTACGCTTATCTTTTCTGATAGCTCCACAACCTCTAGCTATAAAACCACCATTTTTTAGTTTAACACGATTCTGTTTTTTCATAGCTTTTTCAATAGCCATACCTCTTTTTTCTTCGTATGAAGATAGTTTGCCATCTTTATTTAGGTCGGCTTTTTTTGGGTTTTTTAATTTATTTGCTGCCCCTCCAGTTCCTTTGAATATTGCAGGATCAGCAATCTTATCAAGACCTTTTGCTAATTTTGTCCTAGGTGCAACAGTTTTTGCTACTTTAGATGCAACCTGTAATGGAGCTGTTTTAGCTTTGTATGCTGCACCTAACGCTTTTTTTGCTATTTTTCCTACTCTTTTCATAATTATTCCTTATATTACCTCAATCTATTTGCCATAACAATTCCTTGTCCTCTAATCGTAGGAGCAGAACGTATAGGACCACCTCCGGCAGCTTTTTTTCTGCCTTTAGTTTTTTTCTTCCAACTAATTCTTGCAGGACCTTTCTTCTTTTTTGCAGCAGAGGTGCATTGTGCCATAGTCGGTCTGCACGCTGGATAACCTCTTTTTTCACCTTTTTTTCTACCGCAAGGTTTACCTGTTTTACAATCAACCCAGCCTGTTCCTTTATTTTTAGAAAACCAATCTCTGAGTGTTTCTTTCTTTTTTGCCATTATCTAAGTCTGTCGCGCATAACTGCGCCTTGTCCTCTGATTGGTCCACCGATTGATTTTTTGACTCTTTTTTTACTTTTGCCGTAATTAGCAGCACCAACTTTTCTACATTGGACCAATCTACCGCTAGCATAAGCAGACGGCCAAACTTTTGCAGATGCTTTTACCTTGTGATAACAAGCGTCCTTTTTACCAGAACTTTTTTTCTTAGCAGATCCACCTTTTTTAAAACCAACAGCTTCAAGCGTTTTAGCTTGTTTAGCGTGTGTTTTACTCGCTTTTTTTAAGCCTTTGATTACTTTTTTAACTTTTCTTTTTGCAGCTGTTGTTGCCATTAGCATTTCCACCTTCGTCTTGCTTGACGTATTCTTGAATTAGGATTGTTTCTTGTTTTTGCAGAACTTCTTTTAAGTTGTCCCAAAGATCTAGCGCAATACGATTTACGTCTTTTAGCAGCTTTACTACCTTTTTTGACTTTACCCGTTACGGCTGTTTTGAGTTTAGATCCTGGATTAGCTTTACGATAGGCTTTTACACCTTTACGAGTCATACCAGCACCCTTTTTAGTAGGTCTGTAGTTACCGCCTTTACCTACGGTCCTTCGTATCGGTTTAGCCTTTTTTCGTGCAGCCATACTAATATAGTAGCACCACTAAGATGCTACTACAAAGTTTTAAGAATGGAAAACAGTTACTCTATCTATATTGCTCAATACGACATGAATACCATCTTCAAACAAAACACCTGAATCTGGAATATTCATGGTTTCAGTATCATTTGCGTTACAAGGAGCAATCAAGAGAGTAGAACCTGTAACAGAACCGTTTCTAAAAGTTACGGTACCGTCAGAAGATCCTCCTGCGATTATGTAGCCTCTCAATCTTGAACGGCTAGCTTGTAATACTGCTCCGCCTGTTGCGGAGCTAGTACTTGTAGCTGTTTTTACATCTGAACCTACGATTCTACCTGCCATTGTTTATCTCCTATCTTTCGCAAATTACATTAATGTAATCAATCGTCATAGTTTTGGCTGCTGCCTCACCATTTTGTATACCGAAAGATACAGTAAGTTCTTCATCATCAGGTAAATTAGTATTTACAACACCAACCGGAGTTGCACTACCTATAAAGTAAGATACTTGAGATGTGCTGGGATCTATAAAGAAACCTACATTTACAAATGTATCGTCAGCTAAAGTTGTTACTGCTGATGTAGTTGTATCAGTACCGTCTTTTTCTATATGAAAATCAAGGTTTGTATCACCATCATCTTTCATAAAGTAAACGCCGTCAGACACAGCTAAAGGTGTTGTATCGGTTATTTGTAAACCCATAACAACATCAGATTGTGTTGCATCACTTACTTTGAATCGTGCTTCAAAGAAAGCTCTCTTACTGCTGCTTAGTTTGAATGACTCACCTTTCAGTTGTAAAAAGTCTAAGTCATTATCGCCTGCTGCGTTAGTAAGTAAAAGCTGACCGCCAGCCCCAGAGGTCAAAGCCTCAGTAGCAGAGCCTGTTCCAGCTTCGGTTGTAGTGATAGTAAAATCACCAGAATTGTAAGTCATAAAATCATTTGAGTATTGATAAAACAACGAACTTGAGGGATTTACCAAGAACATAGGAAGATCCTTCTTATGTTTGGTAGACGCACTATTACCTGCGTTAAGTATTAAGTTTTGGAAATGTGGATTAGCCATATTGAACTCCTTATATTTGTATTAATGGAAACCGTAAACGGCCCTCATCAAGCTAATTAACAAATTTCATCATATCTTGTGGTTTCTGGAAAAGCAATTTATTTAGATAAAAAAAGGGGGCCATAAGCCCCCTAATAATTGTAGTTGAGTTATAAACGCTACAATCAGTCGTTCATTAAGCCCCTTGAGAACCGAACACGGCTCTGAAGTTAGAATATCCGAATGAATACCTTTCTCTAGCTTTGTATCTCATGTTACCAGTATCGAAGTCACCTTCTAATGCAGTTTGCATTGGAGATCTTTCAAAATACTTAAATCCATCAGGACAGTCTGTTTTCAAGAAGAAAGCATCTGTATCTGTCAGATAATGATTTACTACATAGCCATCAGGAATCATGCCTTGATTTCTAATAGAGTTTATGTCGTTGTCAGAAGTGCCAACTCTACCTGGAGTTGATAATAGTCTGTCAGCAACAAACTGCAATTGTGGTGGAATAATTAATTTCATTCCTCTTAATGCAATATTTAGGCCTCTATCATCGGTAAATGTAGAAACGCTAATTAATGCATCTTCAAGAGAAGTTTCATTAAGGTCCGCCATTGTAGTTGCTCTATTTGCAAGAGTACCACCTCCGCCTAACGGGTGATCTGTTGCTATCAAAGTTTTACCATCACCGCCTGTTGTAGAGAACGCATTGTTCAATACAGACGCAGCTTTGATTTGCTTTGTGTTAGCCATAGATCTCGCTAGTGCTTTAGTGTATCTAGCACCAAGACGATCATACAAATTATCTTCGACAGCTTCTTCTGTTAGCGCGAATGCTAAAGCAACTGTTTCGTGGGTATAACGAGAAGTATAGCCTTCGTTAGCGCTGTCAAATCTGACACCTGCTCCCTCAGCCTTTACTTCAGCATTACCGAACCCAACGATCAAAGTTTCTTCTTCAAACGCTCTGTCAGAACTCTCTGTTTCGTAGATTTCTGCATGTTCTGCTTCGTATCTAGCATATTCCATACCGAACAAGGCATTTAAACCTGGCTCTAATTCTTTCGCTAATTGCGCTCTATTAATTGCCATTATTTATACTCCTGTAGCATCGATATAGAAATGCTCATTAAATTTAACAATAACATTCACGTTAGCTGAACCTGTAGTACTGTTATCTGGATCAGAGGAGAATCCCATAATTCTGAAAGTTGCAGTTGTTGCAGCTGTTGTTCCAGATAGTTCCATAGCTGACATACCAGTTTTGGTAGAGCCAGCGGTATAAGAAATATCTGCATTTAAGCCTACATCAGTCTGCGCTGGAGAACCTGCACTCTGAATTTCAAATACAGCATTAGGATCATCTATTACGAATGCCTTAATATCGGACGATACAGTACCATCAGGATAGTGAGAACTAAAAACAGTTTCACCTGAAGAGTTTGTAAAAGTACAACCTCTAAACACACCTAAGGCTTCATCACCGGCAGCAGCCACTAAAATAGTACCTGCATTGGTCATTTTTACTAAATCGCCTGAAAAAATATTCCCAGAAGCACCTGAGGCAATTTCGTATTCTGTAGTTCCACCATTTTGGACTCCAGAACCTAATTTACCTACAACTCTTGCTCCAAATGGGGCATCTTTGTTAGCCATAATAAGTTACCTATATTATTTAAAATTAATAATTGATGATCAGCTACGCTGACCACCTCCAAAAGTTACTTTGCTACTTCTCTCTGGTTTTAAAATCGGAGAGTTAGGATCTGATTCCCTTAGAAGATCATTATCTACAGCGTCTTGCTGAGTTTGCGCACGATTTTCAAAGTAGGAGTTTCTTTCCTCGCGCGTTTCGTTAGGAATCTTGGCCAGTAGCAAACCACCAACGGCTACAACTCCTGAGTGTTTGCCGTCATCCATAGTAGGGAGTTCGAATCCATCTAACTCTTCAGCTCTGACAAGTTCGAAACCTTCTCTAAGCCTAGAAGTTACATTTTTTCTGTCCTCACCACCGGCGATTTCAGCTCTAATCCACCTGTAAGTATATCCTTCAGGCGCAGGAGGAGTATCCAGCATTGATGGCGGACTCCAAGGTTGGCGTGCAACTTTCTTTGCACGAGTGTCGGCAGAACGTGGGGTTCTGTTTAAATCTTTTTTATCTTCTGTCATAGTTTTTACCTTTTAACATATTTCGCGTACTCATCTAAGGGTACGTTTAATCTTTTAGCCATTTGTACCTCTGATGGTGACAGTTTTACTTGTCTTTTGTTGGATCCTGGATTACCAGCAACCCTACCAGCAGAAGCCACTTTTTGTTGAGGCTTAGATTTAACAGAAGATTCTTCAAACTTCTGTGGGAATTCTTCACGAATTCTCTTATCTATCTCACTATAGTATTCATCCGAACCTAAGTCAAAGCCTTCTTCCTGCAAATTGTTATGTATTGCAAAAGCTGCAACCGTCATAATTTGATCTTCACCAAACCAAGTATTCTGTTCAACCCACTTCTGATCGGTTTCTGCTAACTGAACATTCTGTGGCTGTTGAGGCGTTTGCGGTTGATAATAGTTTTGATAATTAGCTTGTTGCTCTTCTTGTATGTTTGTTTGTTGTTCAAGTTGAGCCTTAGAAACATTTACTTTGTTTTCTTCTACAGCTATTTTGGCAAGAACTTCTTGTGCTTTTGCAACTTTATCGTAATCAGCTACTTCATGAGCAGACTTCAAGGCAGCTAACGCTTGTGATTTTTGTGACTTCAACCTACTTTCAGCTTCTTGTAGATACGATCTATCTAAAGTGCTAGATCTATATTTCAGACTTTGGTTTTCTTCTGAAAGTCTTTTTGCATACTCGTATGCAGACTCTTGACCTCTTTCTGCTTCTCTTAGTTTTCTTGTAAGAGTGCCAATACGTTTTTTAACTTTCTCAGAATAATCCTCAAGTTCATCTTGTGACTTTTCTTGCGGTTCCTCTGAAACATCCTCAATCGCTTGTTCAGCTTCTACATCAACGGTTTCTTCAGCAAGATCCGCTATTTTACCGCTAGGTTTTTCTTCAGGTACTTCTACCTCGACAATCTCACCTTCTTCGATTGCCTCTTTATTTACTGCTTCTTCAGCCATTATTTCTCCTATACTGCAAGAATATCGTTAGGATCTAATATTGTGGCTATAACTTCATCATCATTGATAATTCTACATTCAGACTCATCACCAAGCTTGAAGCGTGCGCCAGCATACCGTCCTATTAATACCCATTGTTTTTCCTGACACCAAGCCTCAGTAAATTTACTAGAGTCTTTGTAGCAATCAGGTCCCATTTTGACTACATAACCTACAACAGTCGCCAAACTTTCTCTGTCCACTTGTGACTGGACTAAATGTATGCCACCTTCTGTTACCCCCTTACCTCGATATGGAAGAATAAGTATTCTCCATCCAGTCGGTTGCGGCATTCTTTCTAAAATTGATTTATCTAATAATGTGGGATCTAAAACTCTTGCAGACTCTTCTACATAAGGGCCTGTATCTTCAGTTTTGGATTCTTCGTTTGATTTTATGGATTCGACCTTGGATTCTTTTTCTATTGCTTCTGCAACATGGTCAGGAACGTGTATCTTCGTCATTTTCTTCTATTCTACCCAGCAGCTCCCTATATGTATTTTCTGCTTCAACGAGAGAGCTGTAACGTCCAAGCAGATATTGATATTGCGCAAAGTCTTTAGCACCGGCTAAGATTGTATCTTTTACGCCTTCTCTCTGAGCCTCAAGTTCTTTTAAAAACTTTTGGCTAATCCAAACAACTGACACCTAATAAATGCCAGAAAACTTGCCACCGAATTCAGCAGCGCCCATACCTCTACTTTTACCTTTACCCATTCCAGGTTTAGGCTTGGTATTGGCATCAAAAGTACCTGCATCTGATTTCAGAGGTACAGAACCTTTGTTACTGTAAGGATTTTTATTCTTCATCACAGTAGGTGTTTTTTGTTGGTTTATTTCAGTTCTTTTTATCATTTGGTCAATTATTCTTTACAAATTATTTATTTGCAAGTCTTATCGCTTATTTTGTGCATCAAATAATTTGAACCTAGCTTGTTGTTCTAGCCTCGCTCTAGCAGTTTCATCTCTCATATCGGCAATATCTTCTTGTGCTTCAATTCTTTCTCTGTCAACTGCATTTCTCTGTTGAGCTTCCATAGCTTTTCTATTCTCTGATGCAATAAATTGCTGTTGTTCCATAGATAGCTCTTGACCTTTCAACGCTAACTCTTGTTTTCTTATAGCTACAAGAGGATCTTCATCTTGCGGAGCAGAAACCTTTTGTGTGTATTCAGCTAATAATTCAGCAAGAATCGGAGAAGAAAATTGAGCTACTATATCTCCTGCTTGTAAAATCAAGTTTTGAGCTTCTTCAGGTGATGCTTGTTGTGCTTGTTGTTGTAAACCTTGGTATTGCTGTAAGACCTCTGGTGGCATTTGTTGTTGTGCAAGTATGTCAGCTTTCATTTGTAGATGTTGCATGATATGTGAATGTATCAGAGCCTGTACCTGAGCATTCATTTGCACAGGTGGTGTGTTCAGCAAAGACATGTGTATTGCAATATGTGCATCATGATTTTGTTGTGGAAAAGCTTGAGCAGGATTACCTAATAACAGTTGATTGTTTTCAAAACCTGCTTCCAAAGGCATTGGCTCTGTTGGAGGAGGAGGTGTAAGAATTTGTTCAACATTATCAACTCCTATGGCTGCATACATCCTTTTGTATGCTTCATAAGTGCCGGTAGGTCCATGCACTTGTGGATTAGATGCAACTAACTGCATCATTTCTTGTGCCATAGCTATTCTTTGTGATTGACTGAATATATCAGGGTTAGATATTGGAAATATGTCTACCCTTTCGTCAAAATCACTTAGTTTGATTGTTGTCTCATTATTTGCTATCGCGTATGGATATTCTTGTGGCAAATATTCTTGAAAAACATCAGCCAATAGATTGAATTCTTTTTTCTGCGAATTGTGTAATCTTTTATGTATTGCAGATAAAACTTTTGTAGATCTTTCTAGTAAAGCTAATGTTGTACCCACAGGTGCATTTGGATTACCTCTTCCTGTATTTATTTCTGCTATGGATGCAAACCGTTGTCCTGAATCAACTAATATGTTGAGTAGCGACAGTAGGGTTCCGCTTGGTTCTTTGAAAGGTAGGGGTTGTATTGAATCTCTAAGTGATCCTCCAGGTGCATCAACATCTCTAAACTCACCTGGCTGTATCGGAGTATCTTCATCCCTAATTCTAATACCTCTTGTTTTAAAACCAGCTGGTAAGTTTGCTAACGTGCCTGCATCAATTAGTTGCCTCATGATTGAGGTAGATGCTTTTGATAGACCTCCAATCATGTGTGTCAAACCAAAACCGTAAAAACCTAACCCAGGCAAAAATTTAAAATGGACAAAGTATTCTATTTTCTTTTTTAGCTCGTCATCTTCTCTGTAATTTCTTCTTACAGATAAAACCTCGTTAGATCCTGCATCAAGAGTCACAATATAAGGAAGCTTGATACCTGTCATCTGACCTTCCTCATCGACATCCTCAAATCCTTCAAGCTCTAAATTACAATGAACTTCGTAAAGAACAGAAACCTCTCCATCATCATAGGAAGGCTCCATACCAGATAATTTTTCTATTTCTTCCTTAACTTCAGAATAGTTGTCTGTATTATCACCGTAATTTATATTTATCTTTCTATAAAAACCCAGCGCTTGCAGTTTTCTTACTTCGTTTTCAGCAATCTTTACAACATTTGTAATTCTGGGACATGTTTCTAGATCTGTAGCAAAGTACGGTACAATCAAATCTTCAGGTGCAATAAACTTGGATACTGCTCTTCCCAACCCTTCATCGTAATAAACTTTTTTGAACGCAGAACCTGCTAGAGGCAAATAAAATAATAGTTGATCTAACTCTTCATCAAACTCCTCCATTACATGAGTTATTTGGTAGTTCATGAATTCTTTGACTCTTTGAGCTTGTTCTTCAGCGATTGAATCATAAGCCCCTATAACTTGTGTTTTGACAGGGCCGCCAGAAGGTAGGAGTTCTTTATAAGCTTGTGCTTGGAAAGTAGTGACAGCCTCTCCTAATAAAGGATGGATAACTCCACTTGCACCTTCAAAGGGTTCGGATCTTTCATCATCAAAACGCATACCAAGATACTCAAGACCGTCTTTGTATGTTCTTTCCCAATCCTCTCTTGATGCTTTATCTTTTTCAATACCTGCAACAAGTTCGTTGGAAATGTTTGCTAATTGTTGATCATCCAAAACTTCTGCTAAGTTTTCATCAAAGCCTGTTTCTATTTCTTCAGTTATGGATTCTGCAAGAATAGCACTACCATCTTCTTGTATTTCAAAACCTTCGGTACCCCTATCGCGAATAGCCTCGATAGCAACAGTCATATCTTCTTGACCTAAAGGAACTTGGTTTTGTTCGTTAAGAGCAGTTGGATTTATGTCTTTTTCTATTGCCATTACTGATTATGTATTTTAAGTTTTTGTTGTTTTTTAGACTTTTGCAAATAATTTTTTGTTTTAATTTTTTGCTGTCGTTGTTTCACCATTAGTGTAACACTCTTTTTTCCTCTTCATATTCAAATAGAATTATCAACATCGTACTAATAGTATACCCTTCTTACAGGTGCTTTTTCTCCGTCCTCATAATCATCATTCAAAGAAACTAAACCTCCCTCTCTGAATCGCATCAAAGCTTGAGTCATAGTATCGCATAGGTCATCATTTTTACCAAAAGGAAAAGAAGCACACTCTTCTATCATTTCTTCTGCAAACTTTTTTGTAGGAGCGTAGACTAATCCTGATTCAAAAATAGGAGCAACTGAGTGCATTCTTGTAGATTTGTCATGGCCTCTAGTTGGTGAATAATTAACCACCGGTATCCCTAATCTTCTCAACTCATGAGTAAGCGGAGTACCAGAGGCTTTGGCTTCTATCAAAACCATATCAGGATCCCAGTATTGGTACTCCTCATAAGCAACTCTTTTCAGCTCAGGAAAATCCCAACGGTCTTTTTGTGCATCTAACAAAATAATACAATCAGGAGAGTCAGGCGTAGGTCTAAATACACCCCAAGTTGATATAGCGGAATAATCTGCGGTTTCTTTTTTGCTGAATGCAGTATCATAACTTTGAATGATATAACTTACGGGAGGTAAGATTTCGCTTTCCCACTCATTCCACCACTCTCTTTTGACTATGGATCCTTCTTCTGAAGTTGGTGTCTGCATCCATTGTGCATTCCATTTCTGTACCGGCAAAGAGGCTTTGACCTTTTCTAACTCATCTAAACCCCAAAACTCAGGCCATAAAGGATTGTTGGTTTCAGGGAATATAGCTGGAAACTCTACAACTTCCCATTGGTCAGCTGACGTTTCTTTTTGTGAGTCCAGTAGCTTTGCATATCCTCTCTTT